AGGCCGAAGATGAATGTGCAAAAAGGGATGTATGCGAGCGATTAATGTTCACGAGGGTAATGATGCGGCCAAGGCCGCAGCGGCGGCGGGTTGAACCCACAGTTGCCGCAAAAGAGGAAACAGAAATCAAGTCCGAGGCTCCGGCTGAGTTCAGCCTGTGCGCTGGTTGCGTGACTAAGAAGTTATGCAGGGAGGCCAGTGCGTGTATGTATGGCGGCAAAAAGCCAAAAGGAAAGCGAGCCAATGGCAGAAATGGACGATTACCAACTTAGCACTATCGTTTCCTCTGAGATTACTGATGCGCTAAATCACTTCGATAGCGAATACAGCCAAGAGCGTATTCGTGCGATGGACTTCTATATGGGTGAGCCTCTCGGCAATGAAGTTGAGGGGCGTTCTTCTGTTGTTAGCACTGAGGTGGCTGATACAGTTGAGGCCATTATGCCAAACCTGATGCGGGTGTTCACGGCCAACGACAAATATGTTCGCTTCAATGCCCGCACTTCCGAGGATGTAGAAAAGGCCGAGCAGGTATCGGACTATGTGAACTACATCATTAACCACGACAATGAGGGCTACAAGACGCTCTACAACTGGTTCAAGGATGCGCTCCTGTTCCGGCTGGGCGTGGTGAAATACTATTACGAAGAACAAGAAGAAGTTGACGAAGAGGAATACAATGACCTTTCCGAAGATGAACTGGCTATGCTCCTTGCAAACCCGGATGTCGAAGTTATTGAGCAAAACGAAACAGTCACTGAAAGCTACTTGGACGAAGCTGGTGAGCTGGTTCCGCTTGCATCTACCTATGATTTGAGCGTCCGAGTAACCAAGCGTTCCGGCAAGATTAAAATCGTCAATGTCCCGCCAGAGGAGTTTCTGGTCAACCGCCGGGCTACCAGCCTTGAGGATGCCTACTTTGTTTGCCACCGCACAACGATGACAGTGAGCGACCTTGTGGCAATGGGCTACGACCGCGAGGAGGTTGAGGCACACGCTGGTATCAGCGACCTAGATGTGGATGAGGAGCGCACCAACCGCTTTCAGGACACTGAGGCCGTTACTGGCACTGATGCCGCAGACCCGACACTGCGCGAGGTCGTCTATTACGAGTGCATTGCCAAGATTGACTATGATGGCGATGGCATTGCGGAACGCCGCCGGATTTGCGCTATTGGCAGCAATGGCTCACATATTCTGCATAACGAGCCGTTTGACCACATTCCGTTTGCGGTTGTTACCCCGATTCTGATGCCGCACCGCCTCATTGGCCGTTCCATTTATGATATGACCGAGGACTTGCAGGTTATCAAGTCCACCCTGCTACGCCAGTATTTGGATAGCGTATATACCAGCACCTTGCCGCGTATGGGCGTTGTTGAGGGTCAGGTCAACATTGATGATGTCTTGGATGGCACTGCTGGCGGGATTATCCGTATGCGTCAGCCCGGTATGGTTCAGCCATTCTCAGGCTCCCCGGTTGGCGGAGAAGTGCGTCCCCTGATGGATTACCTTGATGAAATCAAGGAGCAGCGCACTGGTATGAGCAAGGCATCACAAGGCTTGGATGCCAACGCTCTGCAATCAACGACTGCGAGTGCTATCTCTGCCACAGTTCGCGGCGCACAGGTAAAGCTGGAAAGCTATGCTCGCACAATGGCTGAGACGGGCATGAAGTCCTTGTTCAAGGGCATCCTGCACTTGGTTATCAAATATGATAACAAGCCGCGCATTGTAAGGCTGCGTAACAGCTTCGTTCCGATTGACCCGCGTGAGTGGACTTCCGAGTTCGATGTTGTTGTGCAGGTCGGTCTTGGCACTGCTGATGATGAGCAGAAGATTGCTTTCCTGACGCAGATTGCTGGCAAGCAGGAGCAAATCCTGATGCAGATGGGCGTGAACAACCCGGTCGTAAGTATGGGCCAGTATGTGAACACGCTCCGCAGCATTGCCGAGATTGGCGGCTTCAAGGATGCCGACCAGTTCTTTAACAGCCCGCAGCAGATACAGATGCTTGAGCAACAGATGATGCAGGGTCAGCAAGCTGGCCCGTCACCTGAACAGCAGCAGATGGAAGCTGAGATGGCTCTGAAGCGTGAGCGCATGATGATGGAGATTCAGCTTGAGCGTGAGAAGATGCAAGCCGAGCTGGAACTGCGCCGTCAAGAGCTGGAAGCTGAGGCCCAGCTTCGGGCGATTAAAGCAGCCACAGATGCTGAAATCAGCACTAACTTACCGAGGTAGCTATGCCCCTTACTTTCCAAAGCGGTCAAGACATATCTGAGGGCGTATATACGCCAGTCGGTGCGCCATCACCCGCTCCGTTACCTTTTGATGGGTATGGTAGCCCGCAGGAAAGGGCAATGGCGGCAAACCTAGTTCAGCAGGCCCAACAGCAGGCAGACTATGATGCCATCAATCAGATGCAGGGCGTTGGCATTGCCCCGTCCTTTCTAACGGCTCCGATGCCTCAGCCTTCAGCAGAGCTGGCCCAATCTTATTATGTTCCGCAGGCAAGAGGCCCGGCATCATTTGATGGATATGGCAGCCCGGCGGAGCGTTCCGCGCAAACGCAGTTGGCTGATGCTCTTGTTCAGATTCGGCAGCAGCAAATAACCCCGCCGATTGATTACAGTATAGATGTCCCACTTCTTGGCAAGATTACTCCGCCACTAATGGCGTTGTTTTCTGGCTTAGACCAGCTTCAGTATCGTCAGGTAGAGAAAGGGCTTCTGGGTGGTGAGGGTGAGCCTATCTTTGACCAGTCAGGCCGGATTGCTGGCGTTGTTACTCCGGGCTTTTTGCCCGGTTTTAAGCACTACATTGGCCGCAAGCTAAAGGACTATACCGGGAAATATGAGGAGCTTGTCAGAGACAAAGAGACAAATGGCGATGATGATGAACAGCCTACGCGGCCTCAATGCCCTCCGGGTTTTGTATATGATGAGAATATACAGGCTTGTGTGCCTATGCAGTCAGCGGCCACGCAGCAGTTTGATGTGAACGCACCGCTGGCGAATGTGCCAACTTATCAAGCAGGCAGTCTGCTTGGAACCACACCGATGGGAGTATTGTAAGAGTGAACGAGGGAAAAGCTAGGGAGAAGATGACGCGAGGCGCAAAGGCCGAAGCGTTGCTGAGGAACGAGATACTGCAAGAGGCATTTGAGTATCTTGAGAAAGAGTTTGTGAGTGCGTGGAAGAATAGCGGGGTGGCAGATGCCGACAACCGGGAACGCCTCTATATGCTTTGCCAGAACCTATCAGCCCTACAGGGCTATATCCAATCAGTTATTGAGGACGGCAAGCTGGCAAAGGCAGCTCTAGACGAGTTGCAGAGCCGTCTTAAATATGAGAAAAGGAAGTAGAAAATGTCCAACAACTCGCAAGAGAATGGCGCAATTTCGCTTAATGATGCAATAAGCCTTCTGGCGACCCCTGAACAGGACAAGGTTGAACAAGAAGGACGGCAGGAGGAAGAACTCCTCCAACCAGTGGAGGCTGAGGCCGAAGTCACAGATGAGGGCAACTCCGAGGAACTTGCTGCCGAGGAATCCGATTTTGATGATGAGGATGATGCTGATGAAGCTGAAGAAACTGAGGACGAGGTAGTTGAAGAAGAGGACGAAGAGGAACCTACATACACTGTCCGCGTGGATGGAGATGAGTATGAGGTCACCCTTGACGAACTTAGAAACGGTTATTCAAGGACTCAGTTTTATACCAAGCGTAGCCAAGAGCTGGCAGCTGAGCGCAAGGCCGTAGAGCAAGAAGCGGCTGAGGCTAAGCAGGCTAGGGAAAGTTACGCGCAGCAACTTGAGGTCTTAAAACAGCAAATCCAGCAGACAACTCCACAGGAGCCTGACTGGGTTGCACTGGCCAAAGAGGTATCTGCTGAGGAATATAACGCCTATAAGGCGCAATTCGAGCAGCAGAAGAACTACCTCGCTCAAGTCGAAGCCGAGCAACAGCGTGTTGCTCAGGAGCAAAATGCCGAGCGTGAAAAGCAGTTGCAAGAGCATCTGCGGGCGCAGCGGCAGGAAATGTTGAACCGCATCCCGCAGTGGCAGGATGAGGAGGTCAGAGACAGAGAGCGTCTTGAAGTAGTCAAGTATGCTCAGGCTCAGGTCGGGTTCAGCCAAGAGGAGATAGAGAACGCCTCGGACGCGAGGGCTATCGAACTCCTCTACAAAGCGTGGAAGTGGGACAATCTTCAGAAGAAGAAACCCACTGCTAAAAAGCGCACACGCAAGGCTCCAAAGATGGCTAAGGCTGGTCAGCCTAAGACCAAGAAGCAAGTTGCTAGTCGTTCGCGGCAGGAAGCTATGGGTCGTCTCAATAGAGAAAAGACAGTAGATGCTGCCGTTCAATACTTGATGGGCAACAGCTAATAGAAGGAGCAATAATATGTCCACATTTACTACCTCCTCAGCCGTAGGTGAGCGCGAGCAGCTTGCGGATGTAATTTATCGGATTGACCCCGATGAAACCCCTATCTTCAGCGCACTGAAGAAGGAAACCTCCAATGGTATCTTCGTTGAGTGGCAGGTGCAGGAATTAGCTTCAGCATCCGCGACGAATTTCGCAACAGAAGGAGCAGATGCCTCAATCGTAGCTCCGACTGCTACTGTTCGTCTGGGTAACTATCACCAGATTTCAGTCAAGGCAGTTGCAGTTTCCAAGACTCTGGACGCTGTTGAGAAAGCTGGTCGTGACCGCGAAGTAGCTTATCAGAAAGTCCTGAAGTCACTGGAACTGCGCCGGGACATCGAGAAGGCCATTGGCGACACTGATGTAGCTCGTTCTGCTTCAGACCCGCGTAAGTCAGCCGCACTGTCCACTTGGATTACCAATGGTTCACTGGGCGCTGGCGGCACTTTCTCAGCAGGAACAGGCACAGGCTCTGTTGGTGCAGGAACCGACCGCGCACTGACTCTGGCTCTGATTGAGGACGGGATGCAGGACGCTTGGGAAGATGGCGGTAAACCGAAGCTGATGGTGGCTTCTGCTACCAACCGCGCCAACTTCTCCGACCTGTCTGCTTCAGGCAACTTGGTCAGCAACGATGTCAACATGACTCAGGCCAAAGAAGTGACCTATGTTGGTTCAACTTCAGTGTTCCTGACTGACTTCGGCACTTTGGAAGTGGCTCCGTCTCGCTTCCTTGGCAATGACCGTATCTTCCTGCTCGACCCGGACTTCGCGTCCGTGTCCACCCTGAACGGGCGTAATTTCGCAGAAAACGAAATTGCTCCGACTGGTGATGCAGAGAAGTTCCAGATTGTCACTGAGTGGGCCTTGAAGGTGCAAGCACCGAAGGCACACGCGATGATTCTGGACTTGTCTGGAGCCTAAGCAAATTATTGAGGGGGCGGTTCGCCGCCCCTTCTTTATTTGGAGAGGAATATGAGACGACTGATTACATCTAACCCGATGACGGGCAAGGAAACCTATCTGAACCAAAATTCAGATGGGTCAACTTTTATTGAGAACACGCAGCGTTTTGATGGCCTGCTGAAGCTGAACAAGCAGATGAATGACGATTGGCGGCCCGGAAATATGCTCGGAACGCAGCGTCATATGCAGCACATAGCAGAAATCCCCAATGTAGTGTATGCTCATCTTATCGAAAAGTTTGGCAAGCCAAGCGAAAACCCAAAGGCGTGGAAGCAGTGGCTAAACGACAACGAGAACCGAGCATTTAGAACTGGTGGTGGCGTGGTATGAGCATTAGCACCTATGCCGAGTTGAAAACGGCGATTGCAAACTTTCTGGCGCGGGATGACCTGACCGACCAGATACCGAACTTTATCCAGCTGGCCGAGGCGAGAATGTCCCGCGAGTTGGAAACACGCGAGCAGGAAAAGCGTAGCACAGCAACGCTCACTGCGGGCGATGAGTATATTGCACTGCCGACAGACTTGCGCGAGGTGCGTGAGGTGAAGCTGAACACTAACCCAGTTCAGGTGTTATCATATTACAGCCCAACTAGCTTGGACTCCTCTTACGGCTCAAGCGGCCAAGGCAAGCCGGAAGGTTTCAGCATTGTTGGCCGGGAGATGAAACTGCGGCCTATCCCAGATTCAGCTTACACTGCTGAAATTATTTATGTTGGCAGTCTCAATGCTATCTCCGACATCAGCACCCCAACGCTGTTCACTCGGTCGCCTGATTTGTATCTATATGGAGCTTTAGCGGAGGCGTATTCGTATCTGCTAGATGAGGGCCGCGCAGCGCAGTATGACGCTAAGTTCACACGCGGTTTGGAGGAAGTTAAGGTTGATGAGCAGCGGGCGCATTACGGCACTGGCTCATTGCAAATCAAATCTATTTATTCACGGCAAAACTCAGCAGCGGAGAGTTAAACAATGTCAGCAATGTCCGACTACCTTGAGAATGAGATTCTCGACC